AGTTAGTCCAGAATCTGCGATATGAGTTAGTGTTACATCTGAATCTGCACCAAAAGAAAGTACAGCCGAATCAGAAATAAGTCTTAAATCATCACCTATGGATGCGTCTAAAGCAACACCTAAACCACCAGCAACTGTTAATGCACCATCCGTTGCACTTGTATTTGCTGTGGTTGCAGTAATAGATACCACACCACCACTTGAAATACCGATTGCATTTGTATCCGATGCAGATCCTATATTACCGGCATCGGCAATAACTAAACCGGCTCCTGAAGTAATTACAGCACCAGAAGTTATAGCATTATTAAAGGTTGCTGCACCTGCTTCTGACATATCGAGCGTTAATGCTGTTATTATAGAACCACCGTCACTTCCTTGGAATAATATATCTTCATCGGAAATCGAAGATGCTACAACTAAATTAGATGAGCTATTAAAAAATCTACCGAATTGAGTTCCATCGTCTTTTAAGCGTACATCTGCCCCGCCAGCATCAAGTATAATGTCGCCACTTGAATCGAGTGTAATATCTGTACCATCGTTTGTAATACTACCAAGATTCGTAATATTTGCATCGCTCATATCAAAACTTCCAGTAACGTCTAAATCACCACCGATTGAAGCGTTACCTGTGACTGTTAGATTGTCAGCTACGGTAGTTTCAGAAGTAGTATGACCTATAGTAATAACAATACCACTTGTTTCAGTGGCTATTTTTAAAGCGCCAACTGCATTAGTTAAGTATGAATTAGAACCATCGTGATATAGCGTCATATCCTGACTATCGCCAATCTTAACTGGTGTAGAGTCAGTTAGTAATAAGGAATCTGCTGATTCGTCCCAGAGTAAGTAACTTCCTGATGTAGCTCCAAAGAATTTAACATCTTTGCCGGTATCATCGACACCAACCGTTACAGTTCCATCAATCTGAACGGCTCCGTCAATATCTACAGCATCTAAATTTGTAGTCCCGTCAACATCTAAATCACCATTAAAATCTGCATTACCTGCTAGGGTTAGAGTAGACGCCATATCTACTGCACCATCAATATCTACAACATCTAAATTAGCAGTTCCGTCAACATCTATATCTCCTGCAAGATCAATACCTGCGGCACCTGCTAAAACTAAGTCGTCGGTTGATGTATCCCAAAGCATATATGCACTAGCAGTATCGCCAAAAAATTTAACGTCATATCCAGTATCATCCACACCTACTGTAATTGTATTATCTACTTGAATAGCACCATCTAAATTTGTAGTGCTAGAAACTGTTAGTCCATCTGTCGTAATAGTGCCATCGAAGTAAGCGTCTTTAAATTCTAAAGAAGATGTTCCTAAATCTATATCATTATCTGTAACTGGCGAAATAACACCATCAGATATTCTAATTTGTTCTACGGCGGCACTCGAAACTTCTACAAATACACCCCAACGGTTGTTTGTGCTATCAGCAACAATTTTATTAAGAAAATCTTGATCACCTATTGTATGGACATTACCACCCTCACCAGCAGTTCCATCATGTTGGTGTCCTGTCGTACTAGAAGACGCATACGAGAACGCAGTTAAAAGTTGATTATATTCATCATTGAATAATGCTGCTGTAATAGTATCACCATCTGAAAATGAACTTTGTCTTGTATATGCCGTTCCCATGCACTATCTCCTATTTGCTGGTGTGTAGTCTACATAAAGGCCATTAATGGCGTAAGGGGGATTAGAATCGTCTGTTCGTATCCTAAAATTAGCAGTAAATCCAGCACCTTGAACTGCTTGCCTAACCATTGGATCATTAGTTCCTCCAAAAGTTGAAGTAGCAAAAGTACCTTCTCCAAAAAGAGATGGTAAGGGTATTGCAGTAAGAGTATAGTCTGAAGGTTGAGGTCTATTCGTATCCTCATAATCATATCTGACTCTTAGTATAGGCTCTGCCGTACCTTCAGGACTTACAGAAATTTTTACGTAGTTTATACTTTTCCTAGTTCCAAAATCTCCAAAATCATAATTAGGTGTTTCGTAGGTTGCCCTTATATCTACTGCGGTTCCTGAATGAGAAAAAGAATTTCCTGAGTCGTGAAGATATACATATCCATCATTATCTCCATGATATATTTTTTCGATACCAGCATAGTTAAATCCTGATGTGACTGCTCTACATTGTACTCCTTTAGTTTCTGACCATTCAAACCCATTGCTTGTTAGAGATCCTATAATTCCTTTTGCACCACTAGCAGTTGTCGAAGAGGTTCCTGTATAAAAAATTCTGTATTGTGATTTTTGTCTAAGAACAACACTTTCCATTACATAACCATCAATACTATCGGCTATATCGTTTATAATAGGTTGGATTTGCCGACTTACTGAACTAAGTTCTACGTCACCAATACGTACCGTACCTGCAATAGTTCTTACACCATCTGGACTTAAAAAAACTAAGTCGCCTCCAATTTCTTGGATAGTATGGTTATCTAAACAGCCTACATTTTTAGTTACTGGAGTAACAACTATTGTACTCGAATCGTTAATATTTTGAAGTTTATAAATACTGTTCTTACAAAAAATTACTAGGTTTTCTCGGAAAGATCTAAGACCTATAACTTTATCATCAAGTTTAATTGTCCCTGAACCAGTACTAGTAAAATCATCAATATCATTTGTTCCACTATAATAAATTGTATTTGGATTATTGCTATCACCTGCAACAACTAAATGTCTATCATGTACAATACAAGTTATAGGATATACTGTACTAGATACTGTTATTAATTTAGCAAAATAAGTTCGATCAGCTAAAGCACCTGTACCTGTCATTTTAAAATAAAAAGGTAGAGTAGCAGAAGCTTCGTCGGTAATTACTAATTCACCATAAATTGAGTCACCTTCGTAAAGTGCAAAATTACATTGTTCTTGGCTAGTTCTAGCTACCACAGATCTTCCTGTAAAAGTAGAGTAGTTATCTCCACCACCCGCTACCGAACCTCTATTAATTTGTAGCCACGTTATTCCATCTAAAGTAAAATAAACATTAGTTCCAGAACAAGCAACCAAACCATCTGCATAAACAAAAAGACCTAGAATAGCATTAGAGCTATTAGGTCTTGCAGCACTACTACCTCCGAAAGCTGAGAAACCATTGATACGTCTATAGCCCCCATCAGAGTCTACTTCAAAATTTTCTAGAGTTGTGGCAACTCCAGGTTGTGCAAGCATTTCAAACTGATTTAAATTTTTATTTAAACCTCCTTTGCACGAAACCCCATATGGCATTGACTGCGCCATTATGAAAATCTTATCCTATCATCTTTAAAATAATTTGGAGTCGGGTCCATCAAATGTAATTTCATTGTACGTAAACCACGCTTATAATCTTCCATTGCAAAGGCAGCATTTTGTGAATTGTCTTTAAACTGATGTACATAATATCTTGCTCTATTTATAAGAACAGGTACATATAAGTCTGGAAAAACTATTACATCACCATGTGCAGATAATTCTGTTGGTAAGTCATAGGCATAAAACCAAATACGATATACTTGGTCTGGTATGGGAGATAAGCCAAACTTTCTATTGTCAGGGCTTTTAATTACTCTACTTGGTGTTCCTCCCGTAGCTTGATCTGCATCATCTTTATTTTGAGCAAGCCTATAATAATCTTTCCATTCTTCGGTACTAGTATATCTTAAATTACGAACAGTATAAGGTGCGCTCTCTCCACTAACGCCCACAGTTGTTAGTAAAAAATTATCCCAATCTATATAGCCATAGTCATCTTTAATACTACTAGCAGCGGTTTTTAGCTCATACCAACGAGTTCCTGCAACAGTTTCAATATATGTATTACCGTACATCGGATCAGTGGCACCAGATTCTCCAGTAGCTAAAAAAGGCCACTGAGGTTCTTCATTAACCATATCAAGATATGATCGATTAACAATATCTTTTACATGCGTTTGAATACCTTTAGAGTCACCAAAATTAGCAACTGTTAATTCTACTTCATTAAGCTCTCTTAAAAGTTCATTAGATAATTGAAGATAGGTAGTCGCCATTAATTAATATCCTATAGTTTTCATCCGTTGTTCGGAATTATATTTCATTCCTTGTTTATGGCCGGAATTATCAAACTTATCTTCTAGTTCAAAAATATTCATGTGGTTCTGTTTACCATCAGGAACTTTGACTATATCAGGTTCAGCATACATTGCACCTAAATTTAACATCATCGGTATCATTATGTTTTCTCCTATTTTATATCTATTGTTACTGGTTTTAATTCTTCAGGAAGAACTAATTTAAGAACAATAACTAGTAACCCATTATCAAATTCTGCACTATCTACTATTACATGCTCGGCTAAATGAAATGATTTATTAAAAGATTTTCCACTTATGCCCCTATGTAAATACGAAATATTATCTTTTGCTTGTTTAGTACCTTTTATTGTTATTGTTCCATCTTTTTTAGAATGGATAACTTCAATATCATTTTTATCCCATCCTGCTAAAGAAAATTCTAATGTATATTCTGTATTATCAGATCTAATTAGATTAAATCTTGGATATTCAACTTGTCCAAATCCTCTTGAAATTTCATTATGAAGTCTGTCAAATCCTACCCATAAACTATTTAAATCTGCTAATGCTAAATTTCCCATAATACACCTCCTTTCGGTAAGTAAATTAAGACCCTTTCGGAATCCATTAAGTTAAATACTATTTGTTTTTTATATTCCTTTTATTCTTTCTAAAAATACGATCATAATTTTCGTCATATTTCGTTTTATCAAAACCTTTACGAAAACGGCTTTCTTTGCTAACAGTAGTACCTGTACGCATTATAAAAGGTTTTTGTTCACTACCTAATTGTGCCATTTTAAAATTCCTTGAAGGCTTGGGGGCCTTGAAAGACCCCCGTACCTATTTTCAGGTTAGTCGATTCCGTAGAACGCTGATACGAGAGCGCCGTCTCGCAAAACTTTAGCGCCATATACGTGTAGACCACGTACAATATCACCAAAGCTATCAGGATCTCGCAGAACCTCCGTGCTAGTAATCGTCTGAGCGGTTGCAGTAGACGAAATATGTCCACCAATACACTTACCAGCAGCGTTGCTAGTAGATGCGATATTATTGGTTTTATACATATTAAAGCCACGCAGCTTACCCGAAGATACTAGACCGTTTCGGATCGAACCTTGACCAGCATTATAGTCTACTGACAAGAGTTTTGAAGAACTTTGAACAAGAACTTCATAAAACTCTGGATTCGCTAGAAACCAGCGTCCTTCTTCCGGCACATTCTGCTCGTCAAGAAGACGGGCCATATGCGAAAGAACGTCAATAGGATCATGTTCAGAAGAACCGAAACCGATGTCTAAGTTACCAGTACCGTCAAAAGTACCAGCAGCAAGATCAGTTGCGTTATCTGAACCTAATATGTGGTTAGGACTCGAAGCAGCTACTCCAGCAAACATGACAGCAATTACGCCCTCATCGAAGGCATCACGCAATGCGTAAGCCGCCGCAGACGTTGCTGTTTCACGCCAATTGACATGGGACATATTCGCTTCAATATCATCTACTTTGAATTTGAAAGCGTTTGCCGTGTCAACGACTAGAGTAATTTCCGCGTCAGTCAGTTTCGTTTGGGTGACATCTGCACCACGCTCGTACTGATAAACAGTAATTGATGGTTCTTTGATAATTCTTACACTATCACCAAAGTTTTTAATTTCACCAGCGTAGTCCGTATTCGTAACGGCTTCTGCTACAGAAGATTTACGAAAAAAGTTTAAGACCTGCTTAGAATAAACTTTCGGTAAAAAGAAAGAATTTGATTGAGTAGATACAGAGTTTGCAAAGTTAGCATCTGTATCTGTACTCGGCTCAAAGAACTGGTCTGATTGGTTATAGGCCATATTCTTATCCTCTTAGTTTGAGTTTAACTTTTCACTACTCGGCCCTCAGTTATAGCTTGCTGTATTTCATCTTCATACTTATCAAACTGATCTAAAGACATAGCAGCAATTTCCCGTTCAGTCCAAATTCTAGGTTGTTTAGCGTCTACAGTTGTCGTTTTAGTCGAAACTATATCTGCCGCCGAACCCTTCTGTTCA